TCAGCCGGACTGTGTACAGGACTTTTTGAGGTAAGTGTCCAGACGATTTATTTTCTTCTTCTTGAATTTTTTGTCGAGGGCGGTATAGATGCCAAGCGTGACCGAGATGTCTTTGTGGCCCATCTGGTCGCGGGCGGTCATGACGTCCACACCGGCAAAGTACATCAGAGTGCAGAAGGTATGGCGGAGCTGGTGCGGGGTGAAGGTGTCGATGCGCATGGGCAGGCCGCCCGGGCGATTTTTGTTCTGCTGGCCGTCGTAGCCATACTTGACGTTCAGGTCGCGCATATAGCTTTCCCATAGACGCTTCCAGCCCTGCTCGGTCATCTGCTGGCCTTTGTGGTTGTGGAGCACATAGAAACAGCCGTCCTGCTGGTGCGAAGATAATCGACAAGAACTTTGGGGATGCTGACGACGCGGACGCCGGCAGGGGTCTTGGTGATCTTGACCTTTTTAGCGCGGAAGTCATAGCCTTTGTTGACCGTGATGGTGGCGTCGTCGAGGTCGATGTCGGCCCAAGTGAGGGCGGTGGCCTCGCTGCGGCGGAGGCCGGAGTAGAGCAGGAGCATAGCGGCTCGCTGGGCGGCGTGGGGTGTCTCACGGATCCAGCGCTGCTGCTCTTCGGTGAGGGGGTCGCGCGGCTCCGGCGCAGCCCCGGCGGGGGTGATGGTCTTGACCAAAGGGTTGTACATCACGATCTCCGGGATAGCGAGGTCATACGCCGCCTTGGCGCTGCCGCGCAGGTTGGTGAGGGTGAAGTGGGAGAGAGGCGGCTTGCCGTCGTGCCAGTCGGCCAAGTTGTTGAGCACCTGCTGGAAGTCGGCCGCACGCAGCTCAGACGCCGGGACGTCCACCAGTTCGCCCCAGTGGGCCTTATTGGTCGCCAGTCGGTCAATGCTTTTCTGGCCGATGCCCTTTGCCTTTTTGGCGGCAATGAGGTTATCGTACAGGGTGCCTAAGGTGGCTTCGGCCTGCTTCGGATCCATGCCCTTGCTGACGGCAGAACGGAAATCATCTGCAGCGGCCTTGGCCTCACGGAGAGTCGAGCCATAGAAGGTCTTGTATTTGCGTTTCCCGTCCGGGCCTTTGCCGAGGTAGACCTGACAGGAATACCGTCCATCGGCACGCTTTTTATTTTTGGCCATAAAAACTCCTTTCCGACTTGCTTGCCGATGCACATGAGGTATGGTATACTGGATGTATCAGCAGGCAGAGAGTCATTGACTACGTTTTTCTCCGACATTGTCCCATGCGCGCCCCGGCAGCTTTATCGTACAAGGCTGCCGGGATTTTTTTGTACAAACGCCCCCGCTGGTGGAAACACTGGCGGGGGCGTTTGGTTATGTATCGGCGCTCAGGAGGTCGGCAGGTCTGATGTGCAGGATGTTACAGAGTGCAAAGAGATTATCTGTTTTGGGCTGACCTGCACCTCGCTCATAATAGCCGATCGTACCGGTGGTGACATCGAGCTTCTCCGCCAATTCCTTCTGCGTCAGCCCGGCGGCCTGCCGTGCCTCCCGGATGATGCGGGCAGATTCGGGATGGTTGCGGGTGGACATAAATGATCACCTCGATTCAAAATTATTTAGCCTCCAAAAAAGGCAATGAGAAGATAAATTACAAGAAGCACCGAAAGGCAACCGCAACCTTCGGCGGTTTCGTTAGGAACATGTTTTTTCTTTACAGTAGACGAAAATGATTTTGGAGAATTCGGGAAAGAGATTGAACATGAAAAAGTATGTGGTGTACTAAGGTAATCCGCTTGCGATGATGGAAGTACACCGTTTAGAATCTGCTTATACCTTGAGGAGTCTTCGCATGAAAGATCTCTAAGATATTGCTGAAAACAAGAAAATAAAGCTGATTGCGAGATAACTAAAAGCGAGGCGAGGTCATTAGAAACTACAGAACACAAAATGGGGACATCTTCACAGCGAGGGGAAAGAATATCATCCGGAAGGGAGTTCATCCACAAAGAGATATACTGACTTTCCTTTTTTATGATTTTTGAGAAATTATCTTCGTCAGAAATTGATTTGGAAAGACGGAGAAAAGTTTGAGTGTTTTCATCATCAGAAAAATGTAGAATTTCTTCGTTGCAAGCAATAAAGAACGAGTATAAATTAACAAGGACTTGACTTTTTAACTCTTCATTGGGAAAAGAAATTCCCGAAAGGAGTTCGTTAACATTAAATTTGATTGTTTCGGCATGAATAATTGCCGAGCGTTCATAAAGTGGACGAGCGTAAAAATCTTCAATCATAAAAAACAACCATATACTGATCAACCGCTTTGGTTTAGCCAGAGCGGTTATTTTTTATGCTTCCTTTGCGCCCAGACCAGACGCAGGACATTTTTTATAACGTCCGGTGAGGACGAGGTCTTCGACATACTCCACAGCCTTGGTCTGGCCCTCATCGTTGAGCTGGTCGAAGGCTGCTAAAAGAGTGGACTGCTGGGGAGTGAGGACGTGAGCTTCGGCAAGCTCGGACGAAAAATCATCCTGATACAGGAAATTGGGGTCAACGTGAAGAATATCAAAAATTTCCACCAGAATTTCCCACTTTGGACTGCTTACACCATTCTCATAGTTGCTGATGGCGTTTTTGGTCACACCAAGTTTCTTGGCTAAATCCTGCTGAGTAAATCCAGCCTGCTCACGCGCCTGTCGGAGCCGAGAAGCAAAAGACATTTGAACCACCTCCTTAAAAAATCTCGTTCTGGTGCAAGTATAAAGGCCGCGTCTTGAAAAGTCAAGATGAAAGTTCAAGAAAATTGAACAAAGCTCTTGACTAAACAAGAATCCTGTGCTATTGTAAAAATGTCCAAGAAACTTGTACATGAAAGGAGCGTGCAGAATGAGTGCAACTGAGATGATTTATAAAATCATTGATGAAAAATGCTTGAAGCAATCAGCGGTTGCAAGGGCAGCAGGCTATGACCCGAAAAAATTCAATGCTCTTCTTCGCGGACGGAAGAAGATGACATCGGAGGACGTCGTGCCAATTTGCAAAGCGTTGGGCGTAACTCCGAATGAGCTTTTCGGGATTGACCGCTGACCCGCCGAAGAGTGCGGGAGGAAGGAGGAAAAGATGAACGAAATGCTGAAGAATCTGAACGGGCCGTGGAGCAACGCGGCCTGCATGGGCTACTGTCTGATCGCAATGCGGCGGGCTCATATATGCCGCGGTCCACAGCTCAGGGTGCTGAGAGAATTGGAGCTGTGTTTTGACGATGTGAGCATCGAAGACGCGGAAAAGGCTGGCTATGCCAATACGGCTGGTTATATCAACACGGAGGGATAAGAAATGAACCGTTACATTATCGTTATTCCGGCGAAGAACCGGAGTTTTCTGCTCAAGTGCGACGAGGGGGACGGCGCGAAGCTGGAGACCCTGCAGAAGCTGGTGAGCGGGTATGTGGAGACCGTACCTGCGGCGCTGGATGCCACCTGGGCGCGGGAGGAGGCCGACCGGCTGGTGCTGCTGGTGGACGAGGAGGGCCGCCTGAAGTGCAAGGCCGCGAACCAGAAGGCCACGCGGCTTGCCCCGGCGGACGTCACGGAGAACGGCAAGCAGCCCATCGTGGGCGCTGCCGTGCTGATGTTCCAGCGGGGCGACAAGCTGCTGGGGTTTACAAAGCACGTGGCCGACACCATTTGCAGCGAGTGGCTGTGAGGAGGGGATGACCATGCGGAAGGCGAAGGTCTGGGACGCGAGGCAGCTGCCCGCATATCTGACTGTGGCGCAGTACGGCGAGCTGATGGGCATCTGCCCGAAGACGGTGCGGCGGATGTGTCAGCGGGGCGAGCTGCCCGCCCACAAAGAAGGGCCGAGGCTGTGGCGCATCGACAAGAACGCCGCGCTGGAGCAGCGGCAGGAGGCCATGGAGATCTGCCAGCGGAACGCCAGGAAGACTCCGAAAAACAAAAAGCCCGCCGGTGCTGGAACACCGACGAGCTTTCGAGTGACAGGTTGAAGGGCCTATCACCAGAATGATTTTACCACAGAGAAGGGAGAATTGCAATGAAAATGAAGATACAGGGGCTTTACCTGACCGGCACTGCACTGCTCATCGGAGCGGCGGGGGTGGGCGACAGCATCACCTTTGACGCCGTGGGCAGCTGGACGGGCGCGGCCATCCTGACCGTGCTGATGGCTGCCGGCGGCATCGTCTGCTGGGGCTATGGCCGGGGCTTGGAAATTGAGCAGGCGGAGAAGGCGCAGCTGCGCCGGTACTGCCGCAAGCTGAAGAGCTGCCAGAGGGCGGCGGAAGAGAAGAACGACAGGCATAGTGCGTGAAGGAGAAGAGTGCAATGGTACGGATCGAGATCAAAAAAGTAGCAGAGGGACAGATCGCGCTTGGCATTGAGGCAAAAAACGAAACGCCGGATGAGGTGCTGACGTGCGCCGCCCGGGGCTTTGTGGGTGTGGCGAGGAATCTGCTGGGGCCGATGGCGACCAACCCACAGTTTGCCGAGGGAATTTCGAGGGGCATCAAGGAAATGCTGCTGGATACGGAAGACCTCAAGGTAACGCGGGGCATGGAGGGCAAAGAAGCAAAGTTTATGGCAGCGCTGTACGGGATGAATGCGGGGGGAGAAAAATGAAACTGGAAGAATACGAGCAGATCATGCGCACCGGTACGCCCAGCGACCGGGCGCGGGCCATCGCCGCAGCGAACGACGACAAGGAGCTGAGCAAAGAGGAGTTCCACCAGCTGACGGCGCTCATCAAGGGGGCCGTGCGGCCCGGCACCCGGAAGCTGACGCCGGACGAAGCAAAGCTGTGGGCAGAGGTGGGCCGGGTGAACACCCGGCTGAAGCAGGAGATGGTGGCGGCCAGCTTTACGGTGCGGGCTTTGCCGGGAGACCTGCAGGAGGACGCCATCAACACGCTCTCCAAGACCGTGAGCGGGATGCTGGGCGATCTGAGCCGCCTGATGGCGGAGACGGGTGAGCCATGATAGGCCGGAAACAGTGCATCCATGTTTTTGAGATAACCCGCCAGAAGTGCCTTGTTTGCGCCGGGCGGGATGAGAAGTGCAGGGAGTACGAGCAGCATGAAGAAAAACAAAATGAGCCTCACGACAGAGCTTGATCTGACGCGGGAAGGAACGGCGGAGATGACGAGGTGGTGCATCATCATCGCGCTGCATCAGAGCTTCGGCATTGGCGCGGCGCGGCTGAACAAGATTCTGGCCCGGGCGGAGGCACTGGGGCAGGAGAGTCTGGATGTGGCCATGACAGTAAACGACCGGGGGATGCCCTCGACGGACAGGAGTCTTGCTTTGCGGCGCAGCTGGATGCCGAGGAATGTAGATCCCGACTTCCGGGTGCCGGTGCTGCGCAGCCCCCGCACCCGGCGGGAAGAGCAGCTGCGGATGGCGGGCGACGTGGCAGCTGGCATGGTCTGGACGCTGTGCGCCAAAGCCTGCATGGACGAGCTGGGTTTCAGCACGGAACGACTGCTCCGCCTGAAGGAAGAGGCGCTGGCCAACTACCGGCAGGTGAACGAAGAAGGCCACGCCGACGGCCTGGATGTGGCGATGGAGCATCTGCGCCGGTGCGCGCAGGCTGCGCTGAAGGAAGACATCGTGGTGGAGAATCAGCCGGACGAAGACCGGGTCCGGCAGAGCGAGCGGGACTACGAGGAGCAGAAACGGGCCTTTTTGAAGCGGGCCGTGATGCAGCAGCTGGGACGCCGGGCCGGGAAGGGCGGGCTGCGGGTGCTGAGCGAAAAGAAGCTGGAAGAAAAGGCTACGGCTGCAATGGCACAGCTAAAGGAGAACACATGGGAAAAGCGAATCTCTACACCGTGAAGGACTACCAGACCGGGGAAGTCCTCGCAAAAGGCACAGCCGGAGAGCTGGAAGCCAGCGGCATCGTGCCGAAGGGCTACCACACCAGCGAGTGGGCCAAGCACGAGAACCAGAAGCGGCGGAACCGGAAATACGCAATCTCTTTTGAGGAACGGCAGCCGGAAGTGAAGCGCGGCGAGAAAGGCCGGATGATGAGCGTCTACACCTGCTACAACGCAGCCGGAGACGTAATAGGCGAAGGCACCGCAAGGGAACTGTGGGAGGCGGGCGTCTTCAGCAACGACAACGCGGCCTACTATACCTACAAAGAACAGGGCGGACGCTGCATAAAGCGCGGCATCGCAAAAATGACCTGCCGAAAAGAGATGCGGAAGGTCGGCCAGAACAATGCCCGGGGTGAAAAGGCAGACTGCGCCGCAAAGAAGCCGGAGCGGCCCGTCCTGCGGAAGATAAAAGACCCGACGCCGCTGGACTACGACGTCCACGACCTGATGACCTACAACGCCATCGCCAAAAAAGAGGGCCGACCGGAGCTGACCTACGGCTACTGGGCGGCGGCGGGAAAGCCGGCAAGACCATGAGAGCTCCCTGCAAGGACTGCCCGAAGCGGCGTCCTCTCTGCCACGACCGGTGCGAGACATACCGGCGGTGGAAAGAGGAAAAGGCCAAAGAGACGGCCTACACCAAGCAAAAACGAGAAGATGCCGTGATATACCGAAAGGATTTTGACAAGGAGTTTTGGATGTGAGCGAGGCCCCCGATAAAAAGTCGGGGGCCTTTGGCGACAAAAGATATAAGGCGAGATGGGTGCTGCCGAGGGAGCTCGGCGGCAGGCATATCGGTTTATATAATCCTTTTTATAAAAAGCGTCCGGGCGGGCGCTTTGGGGGGCTCGTATACCCGTTATCCCTGTGACGGTGATGGGCCACAGGAAAGAAAACTACACTACCAGCTTAAGGCAGCAGGAGGGTACAGGATGAAGAAGAGCTATACCCGGGAGAAGAAAACACTCTGCGGAGAGGGGTACATGGAGATAGACCTCTACCACATCACACCGGAGGAGCACGCAGCCAAGCGCCGGAAGAAGACGAGGCCCAGCAGCGAGCGGCAGAAAAAGCGGAACGCCCAGCACGCACACCGGTGGAGGGTACAGAAAGCCAACGCAAACTTTACCGTGCTGGGATTTTATCTGACCCTGACCTACATAGACACCTTTTTGCCGGAGAGCATGGAGCAGGCCCAGCGGGATTTACGCAATTACATCCGCCGGGTGAAAGCTGCCATCGCAAAGCTATACGGCGCAGACGTGGAGCTGCGGGTCATGGGCCTGACCGGCTGCGGACGGAAAAGCGGGCGCTACCACCATCACCTGCTGATAGAGTGCAAAGGGCTGACCATGCGGCAAAACGCCGACTTCCGGCAGCTGCTGGAAGACAAATGGGCCGTGCGCTGGCCGGACGGCAGCGTGGAGAGCCTCGGCACGGCCAACGCCGACCGGTTAAATCTGCAAAACAGGCTGGATGACCTGATCACCTACTTCGAGAAGCACGGGCAGATGCGGTGGTACGAGACGCGGAATCTGACACTGCCGGTGGAGCACACCCCCAACGACACCCGATGGAGCCGCAAGCAGCTGCGCAAAGGCTGCACCGACTGCAAGGACAACGCCTACTGGTGGGAGCAGAGATACCCGGGCTGGAAGTTCGTGCGGTGCGTTGTACCCGAGCCGGAAGCGCCGGGCGACGAAAAAGAGGGCTGGGACGCGGACGAGCTGCGCTGCTATGTGGTGATGGTGAAGCGGGAGGGTGCGAAAGTTCGCACCTGACAGACAAAGTACCAGTATTTTGCGTTTTAACGCGCGCGGAAGAAAGGCGGCGAGGGATTGACCAGGGAGCAGAAACGACGGGTGCGGGCAGAGCTGCGGGCCTGTGGACAGGGAAAAAGCGACTGGGCGGGTGTGATAGCGCTGGCGATGGACTACTACGAGGCCGCAGACCCGGTGTGCAAACGGCTTTTGCAGATCGGTGTGGATGAGCTGACCCACTTTACCTGGGACGAATACAGCTATGTCATGAGCCGCAACCGCCCTTCCGGCCCCGGCACCCGGGTCTATATCCGGGCCACGGCCAACCCCGGCGGCGTGGGGCATGGCTGGGTGAAGGCACGGTTTATCAGTCCGGCACCTGCCGGGACGCGGATGGTGCAGATGGTGAGGGTGAAAACGCCGGACGGGGAGGAGATCACCCGGCGGCGCACCCGCATTTTTATCCCGTCCACCGTCTTTGACAACCCGGCGCTGCTGGAAAATGACCCGGGCTACATCGGCACACTGGCCTCGCTGCCGGAGGCCGAAAAGCAGGCGCTGCTCTACGGAAACTGGGACAGCTTTTCGGGGCAGGTGTTCACCGAGTGGCGGAACGACCCGAACCATTACAAGGACCAGCGCTGGACCCACGTCATCGAACCGTTTCCCATCCCGGAACACTGGAAGATATGGCGGGGATACGACTTCGGTTTCTCGAAGCCGTTTTCTGTGGGGTGGTATGCAGCGGACGAGCGCGGGCGGCTTTACCGTATCAAGGAGCTTTACGGCTGCACCGGCACACCCAACGAGGGTCTGAGAAAGGACCCGATGGAACAGGCACGGATGATCCGGGAGGCAGAGGAAAATGACCCGCTGCTGAAAGGCCGGGTCATCCTGGGCGTGGCTGACCCGGCCATCTTTGACGAGAGCCGGGGCGAGAGCATCGCGGACATGCAGGAGAAAAGTCCGAACTTTCTGCACTGGATGCCCGGCGACCACACCCGTCTGGCGGGAAAGATGCAGTTTCACTATCGGCTGGCTTTCGGCGAAGACGGCAGGCCGATGCTGCAGGTCTTCAACACCTGCAAGCACTTCATCCGCACCATCCCGAACCTCGTCTATGACGAGAGCAACGTGGAGGACATCGACACCACCCAGGAGGATCACATCTACGACGAGTGCCGGTATGTGCTGATGGAGAACCCCATCAGCGCCGCAAAGCACACCCAGCCGCCGCCCATGCTGGACGACCCGCTGGATATGGACCCGAGGAAGGACAAGACGAGGTTTATGAGGATTTGAACAGGAACGCGGAAAGGAAAATGGGATGGAATTTGGTAAAAAAGAGCTTGACCTGACAGCAGATGAAAGCCCCGGCGGCGAGAGTCTGGCCGGGGTGCTGGATGGTGAACCGGCGATCGGCGAGAAGGAAATCAGCGAGGCGATGGCCATCCTCGAAAAGTACAAATCGGCCAAGGCCAGTCTCGACAAGCGGATCATCGACAACGAGGAATGGTACAAGCTGGGACACTGGAAGCAGTACGGCAACCGGGTGATGGAAGGCAAGCGCGCTCCCAGCACGGGGTGGCTGTTTAACTCCATCGCCAACAAACACGCCGACGCCATGGACAACTACCCGGAGCCGAACGTGCTGCCGAGAGCCGAGGACGATGAGGAAACTGCAAAGATGCTCTCCGACATTCTGCCGGTGGTGCTGGAACAGGCCGACTACGAGAGCGTGTACAGCGACACCTGGTGGCGTAAGCTCAAGCAGGGTACCGGCGTCAAGGGCATTTTCTGGGACCCGGCGCTGCGAGAGGGCCTTGGGGACATCGCCATCCGGAGCATGGACCTTCTGATGCTCTACTGGGAGCCGGGCGTGGAGGACATCCAGGACTCGGCCAACTTCTTCTCGCTGGCGCTGGCCGACAACGACCGTCTGGCGGCCCGGTGGCCTCAGCTCGAGGGCAAGGCGGGCAGCAGCGGCATCACCGTGGGGCAGTACGTCAGTGACCAGAACATCGACACCAGCGAAAAGAGCGTGGTGGTGGACTGGTACTACAAGCGGGAGAAGCCCGGCGGCCAGACCGTGGTGCATTACTGCAAGTTCTGCAACGGCGTGGTGCTCTACGCCAGCGAGAACGACCCGGCGATGGCCGAGACCGGTTTCTATGACCACGGAAAATATCCCTTCGTGTTCGACCCGCTCTTTGTGGAAGAGAACAGCCCGGCGGGCTTCGGATACATCGACGTGATGAAGGACACCCAGGACGCCATCGACCGGATGACGCAGGCCATGGACGAGAACACGCTGGCGGCGGCCAAGAAGCGATACCTCGTCTCGGACACGGCGGGCGTGAACGAAGACGAGCTGCTGGACACGGCAAAAGACGTGGTACATCTGGTGGGCCGTCTGGATGAGCGGGGCTTCATGGAGCTGGAGACCGCTCCGCTGCCCTCCAACACCATCGCTTACCAGCAGAACCGCGTCGCAGAGCTGAAGGAGATCAGCGGAAACCGGGACGTGAACCAGGGCGGCGCGACCAGCGGTCTGACCGCTGCTTCGGCCATTGCGGCGCTGCAGGAAGCAGGCTCGAAGCTCAGCCGGGATATGCTGAAAAGCTCTTACCGCTCCTTTGCAAAGGAATGCTATTTCATCATCGATTTGATGCGGCAGTTCTACGACGAAGAGCGGGTTTACCGCATCACCGGCCAGCAGGGCGGTACGGAGTACCGGGAATTTTCCGGCCAGATGCTGCGGCCGCAGCCGGTGGAGAGCGTGGGCGGCGTGGAGCTGGGCGCCCATGAGCCGGTGTTCGACATCACGGTGAGCGCGGCCAAGAAGAGTACCTTCAGCCGCCTTAGCCAGAACGAGACGGCGAAGGAATGCTACCAGCTGGGATTCTTTGCCCCGGCCAACGCGGACGCCGCACTGGCGTGTCTGGACATGATGGATTTCGAGGGCATCGAGAAGGTGCGTCAGCGGGTGGCCCAGAACGGCACCCTGTACCAGCAGCTGCAGCAGGCCATGGCGCAGATCCAGCAGATGGCGGCGGTCATCGACCAGCAGAACGGCTCGAACCTGAGCGAACAGGCCGGTGCTGCAGCCGCTGCCATGACCGGCGGCGGGGGCGGTGGAGAGACCAGCGCGAAGACAGTGACGAACTCTCTGGGCGGACAGGTGGGCGGCGGAACGAACCCGCTGGCCACGAAAGCTGCCGAGAGGGCGATGAATATCAATGACCCGAATAAGTGAGGAGGTTCTACATGATCAAAATTATTTATGTGGCAGACCCGGAGGGCGGGAAGCTGACGATGAGGGCCGAGGGCCACGCGGGGTATGCCCCGGCGGGACAGGACATCGTATGTGCTGCGGTGAGCTGCCTGATGCAGACGCTGGCGTACAGCGCTGCGGAGGACGAGAGAACCTCGAGCTGCATCTATCAGGGCAAGGAAGGCCCGGTGGTGAGCGTAGAGGCAGGCGACAGCGTCCTCATGCGGGACAAGTTCGAGCTTGTGGCCGACGGTCTGGACCTGCTGGCCGAACAGTACCCGGAGAATGTGAACTTCAAGAAAAGATGCAAGTGCAGCCCGGCGGTGGACTTGCAGCTGTTTGCGGAAGGCGGTGACGGTGCCGGTGCAGCAGAAGGCACCGGCGAAGCTGCGGCGGAAGAAAAGGCTGCGTCTGCTCCCGCCCAGGGCAAAGGCCGGGAGGCTGCTGCCGCTGAGGTGGATGAGATGCTGAGCCCGGCGGAAGAGCCGGACGCGGAGGAAGATGCTGCTGAAGGCGAGGAACAGGACGGTGCGGCAGACAAGAGCGGCACCGACCCGGAGGCGCACCGGAAAGCGTTTGGCGAACTGATGAGGGGCGAGTACAACCGGGAGTTTGGCGAGATGATCGTGCAGGCCACCCAGAAAGCCTACGACAGCATCCTGAACGAGCAGGGGCCGGTGGGGCGTATCCTGAACGCTTTGGGCCAGAAGTACGGCACTACTCCCGGCGACTACGAGGCACTGGCCGCTGCGGTGGAGGGCGGCGTCGTGAAGGACGACGCCTACTACGAAGACATGGCCATGAAGAAGGGCATCAGCGTCCAGCTGGCCAAGGAGATGGACGCGCTGGAAAGCGAGAACGCCAAGCACCGTGCCGCCGAGCAGCAGCGGGCGGAAGCCGCCAAGATGGAAGCCATCCAGCAGGAGTGGGACGCCGCCGTGGAGCGCATCCGGGCCGAAGACCCGGACTTCGACATCAAGACGGCGCTGGCTGACCCGGACTTTGCCCAGATGCTCAAGCTGGGCGTGAAGATGGAGGACGCCTACAAGGCCCGCTACTTTGACGACATCATGGCCCGGAAGACTGCTGAGACCGCCAAGAAGACGGAGAGCGGCGTGGTGGAGCGTATCCGCCAGCGGGGCGCACGGCCCAGCGAGAACGGCACGAACCCCGGCGGCGCGGCGGTGCTGAAGACCGACGTCTCCAAGCTGACGCCTGCCCAGTGCGAAGAGCTGGAACGCCGGGCCATGCGGGGGCAGATCATCACTTTTTGACGAGAAGGCGCTGCTGACCGAAAGAAAACCTCTCACCGTTCCCGTCGGCTGACGCCGCGCGAGAACGGAGCTCCCCTGTTAGGGGAGCCTTTCTTAAAGGAAAACCCGGGAAGCAGAAGTCTCTCAATAAAGCACATGAGTAAACGAAGGGAGTAAGAAACATGAAGAACCACATGAATCTGCAGCTGTTTGCGCAGCCTGCAAACCACACCGGTGCGACTGGCATGAGCGCCGAAATGAAGACCTACTACGAGAAGCGTCTGCTGGACCAGGCAGAGCCGCTGCTGGTGCATGACCAGTTTGGCGACAAGTATCCCATCCCGGCCAACAACGGCAAGACCATCGAGTTCCGCAAGTACGAGAGCCTGCCCAAGGCCACCGAACCGCTGACCGAGGGCGTGACCCCCAATGCACAGGCCCTGACCGTCACCCCCATGACCGCCACCGTGAAGCAGTACGGCGGCTGGGCAGCCATCACCGACGTGCTGCAGCTGACCGCTATCGACAACAACATCACCCAGGCGACCAAGGTGCTGGCATCCCAGGCGGGCCGTACGCTGGACACCGTGACCCGCGAGGTGCTGGCAGGCGGCACCAACGTCATCTACGCGCCGGCGGGCGACACCGCCGTGACCAGCCGCGCCAATCTGACCACCGCCAGTGTGCTGACGCCCGACCTCATCGACCAGGCGGCCACTGCCCTGAAAGCCCAGAATGCCGACGCCATCGGCGAGAGTTATGTTGCTATCGTCCACCCCTATGTGGCCTATGATCTGCGCCGCAACCCGGAGTGGATCGACGTCCACAAGTATGCTGCCCCTGAGAACATCTACAACGGTGAGATCGGCAAGCTGGCCGGTGTGCGCTTCATCGAGACCAGCGAGGCGAAGATCTGGACCGGCAGCGGCTGCCCGAGTGGTCTGGCCGTGTTTGGCACTCTGGTGCTGGCAGCTCATGCCTACGCTGTGACCGAGGTTGAGGGCGGCGGCCTGCAGCACATCGTCAAGCAGCTGGGTGCGGGCGAAGACCCGCTGAACCAGCGCGCATCCGTGGGCTGGAAGGCCATCAAGACTGCGGAACGTCTGTGTGAGCAGTACATGGTCCGCATCGAGAGCATCAGCCCGAAGTACAGCGCGAAGGCGAAGGCAAACTAAGGAGGAAATACTATGGCTACGAAGAAAGAGACTGCGGCGGATGCCGTGGAGAACGCGGTGGAGACTGTGGAGAAGGTCGAGGCAGCGACCGAAGAAAAGGACGACGGCATGGTGACTATCCTGAGCGTTGCCGCAAGCCTGCTGCCGTTTCTGCTGTGAAAATAAAGCGCCCGGCCCGGAAGGGGCTGAGCGGTCAAAAACCTCTCCGTCACGCCTGACGGCGCGACACCTCCCCTAATAAGGGGAGGCTAAGAGGAAAGGAGATTAGAAAATGGGAGTTTTTAAGAGATACAAGGACGCGCAGGCGGCGCAGAAAAACGCCGAGAACGCGATGCCGGGGGCGTACCAGAGCAACTACACCGACCGAATCAACGAGGCGCTGGACAGCATGGGCGCAGCCAGCAATGCAGGCTATGACGTAGGCACGGACAGTGAACTCTACCGGCAGTACCGCGCGGGCGCGCAGGCGAATGCCAGGGCGGCGGCTGAAAACGCCGCTGCGGGCGCTGCCGCGCTGAGCGGCGGGTACGGCTCGAGCTACGCAAACAGTGTGGCC